GTAGAGCGCGCAGAGGAAGACGCGGTATCCGCGCTTCTCGCCCTACTCGGCGATGCGGAAGTTACTCGCGCCGAGTACGACCCCGGAGAGGACTACTCGGCCCAACTAGCCGAGGCTCGGGGAATCCTCGACAGGCTCGAAGAAGATTTCCTTGCCGGGAAGTACATGGGCGATGAGGCGGACAGGCGGTACCACCGGATGCACGCCAAACAGTCGGAGAAGGTGGACAAGTTGGCGGCCCTGCCGCATAGGCCGGCCACCACTCGCCAGGTTGGTACCGGCGAGACGTACGCGGAACGATGGAGTCGCCTAAGCCGATTGGAGAGGCGAGACTTCCTCTTGTCTCAAGGCATCACTTTCCGCGCGCACGCCCCCGGCACAGTGCGCCGCAAGTCCCTAATCGGCACGGCTGAGCTGAACACGGAACCCTTGGTCCTGGCGGAGGTTCCTGAATCGCTGCTCGCCTTGTCCCCGAGGGGAGACGGCTCGGTTCGATTCACGCTTGCCCCCGATACTCGAATGGGAAGCGAAGGGTAGAGTCACTGCGATTACCCCCAGGGTGTGTAAACACGCTGGGGGTTGCATCGTTTCGCGGCCCAACGGAGGGCCGTTTAAACGCGTTTCTTGACTTCGCCACCCCTGGCGGGTTAAAACCCTTCCATGATCCTCGACGTTATGACTAAAGCCGATGCTGAGAGACTGCCCGCCCTTGAAGGGCAGTCCAGCCCTGAGATCGGTTCGCTCTACCAGTGGGAAGAATTCACCGACGGGGACCATACGTTCTTCGTGCGGCCTGTGGCCGTGGACGACAGGGGTTGTGTGGCCGAGGTGTTCGGCATCCATGACGGCATTGTGAAGCCCCTGGGCTGCGACGAGTTCATACGCGAGGGTGGAAGGCTTCGCCTGCTCGAAGAGTAGGCGTGACAGGAGAAGACTGCGCTACGGCCCCGGAAGCCCCGGGGCCTTTTCTATGCCCGATGGGGGGAACTGACCAATGACCGAGGGTGCTACCGGGACCACTAATTCCACAGAAGCGTCGTGGGATGCCGAGTATGAGCCGAGGGAGCGCGCCATCTCGTCGCGTGGACCATGGTTTGGCCTGAGTCAGGATGCGGCGTTCGCCATGGCGCAGTGTGCGGCCCTGGCCACCGATACTCGGCTTCTCGGCTACGCGGTAGCCAGGGCTGACCGGTACGGGCATTCCGAGTACGGCCGAGGGGAACTAGTGCGGCTGATCGGGAAGGATGCCGCGAACGTGCGACGAGCGATAGCAAAGCTGAAAGCCGCGGGTGTTCTCGCGCCGGAAGCCGACGCACGATGCCTTCTCATGGCCTACGAATTCCGAGGCGGCGGTAAGGCGCCGAACGATCCGAAGCGATGTTCTCGCCATGGCGTGACGGGTGCCGCCACCCGTGAGCCAGCGAGCGTGCCGTCTCTCCCGAAGCAGCGTGACGCTGCACTGTTCGCACTGGATCTCTACCGAGGCGACGCGAAAGCGTGCGCCTAACGCCCAACACCAGTGTCGTGACCTGCGGAAACGTGAGGTTCCTTATAGAGCCTGGGCCCCGGAGGGAACAGTGCAGCCCTGGCCGAAGCCAGGGGAAATAGCAGTAGAGCCCTGGCCGAGTAAGGCCAGGCAGAGAGCACTACTACGGGCACCCCGCCGAGGGTGCCCTAACTGTTTCCAACTAAGGGGCGCCCCCTCAAAAGGGCGCCCCTTCTTTCTTCTGGAGTAGCTATTGCCTTACCTGATGTGCAGCCGCTGTAAGCGGCTTTATCCCCTCGGCTCACGTTGCGAGCCGTGCGCCTCGGCCGGAGCGAAGCGACGGGAGCAGAAGAGAAAGCACACGCGCCCCTCGCCCTGGGCGCGCGGCTACAACACTCAATACCTGAAGGCTCGCGCCGCAATCCTTGCGACTCAGCCTCTCTGCTCTATCTGCTATTCGAGGCCGGCAACGACGGCCGATCACATTGTTCCGCTCAGCCGAGGCGGAACGAATGACATAGAGAACCTTCGCCCGGCCTGCGGGCCGTGCAACTTCGGTAGAGGCAATAGAACGGCCTAGGCCGAACCTACTCGGCCCGCCATGGCCGAGGTAGCTCGCTAGCTTTCTAAGCGGCTCTCAGGGCCGCTCAGACCCCTTCAAGGGCCGAGGTGACCGAGGAACGATGGGAAGGGGGGGTTCGAAAGGATTTGGGAAGCCTTCCCCGGACCCGCCGCCTTCCCTTCGCTTGAGCGCGCGCACATTAGCCCGAAGTCGTGGGACCGCAATTCACGCCGGATACGCACGTACGTGATCGAGGTCACACTATTTACGGTGCGTGTTCCGCGCCGGTAACGGGTCTTTAGTTAATGCAACAGGGACTCGATCCCTTCGGGATCGGGGGGACGCGGCACGGGGCGGTGCAGCGGTAACGGTCTGGCTCCATGGCATCTTCTCCCAATGCTGGCCATGGGGCCGGGCCGTTTTCCAATGAACCTCCCACTCGTCACGCTTCCCGCAACCATCTCCGAAGAGACGAGATATATGAACAACACAGTCGAGCTGAAGTGCTGGACTTGCGAACAGCCCTTTTCTGTCGAGGTCGGCCCAGGAAGGCCGCGCCGCTACTGTTCGCCCGACCATAAGAAGATTGCCCGCGCGGTAGCGCGAAGGGCGCGCTATGTCGCGCGGCTTGAGCAAGAACGCCTTTCCCGTGCAAAGTCAAACTGAGGCTCTGCGGCGTGAGCGCCCCCAGGCGCATGATCTGGGTTACTCCTTTTTCCTGATTCTCAACTCAGAGAACTTGCGTTCTGTACTGGAGCTGAGAATTAGCGAATGCCATGCAAGAGCTGAATCATGCGCTCATCCCACGGCCCGAGCCGAATGGCTCGATCACGTTGAAAAGCTTCGTGCCGTTCTGGCCGAAGAGCAGTAACCGCCGCCCTACTCCAAGCCGCCCACCCATTCCGGGTGTTGGCGGCTTTTTTGTTGGCCGCTTCCGGCCCCGACCTGAAGAAGGAATCAAATGTCTACTTGCGACGACCTTTATAGGCGACAGGCGAATGCCGCGCTCGACGAGCGCATGAAGCTGATCACCGAGGCTCGCTCCATCGAGGCCGACAACAGGATGAGCAATGCCGAGAAGCGCGAGCGTGTCGAGCGTATCGACCGTGACGTGACTCGACTTGAGGCCGAGGCCCGAGACGCGGTCGAGCGTGGCGAGCGTGAGGCCGAGGTTCGTTCCCTGGCGGAGCGTACGGGTTTGGCGTCCGCCCTGACCCCGGGCGGTGGCTCCGCGCTGCCTGGCGATCGTGAGGACGAGTGGCGCGCGCTCATGCCTTCGCGGGACGAATACCGTACCGCTACGAGCGGTTCGGCGGCTGCGGTTATCCCGGTGCCCACTCTCAATAAGGTCTTTGATTTCCTGCGTCACAAGAGTGTGTTCCTGAGTGCGGGTCCCCGGGTTCTGAACATGGACAGCATGACGCTGGGCGTTCCCCGAATCTCGGCTTCTACGACCGCTGCAATGACCGCTGAAGGTGCGGTCATTGGCGCGAGTGACCCGACTCTGGCAACGGTCACCCTGACCGCCAGGAAGGCGGCGGTTCTTAGCAAGGCAACTAATGAGGCGCTGGAGGACTCCGACCCGAGCCTTCTCCAGCTCATGGCCGAGGATCATTTCAAGGAAGTGGCTCGCCTTCTGGACGCTCAGTTCCTGGCCGGCAACGGCACGGCCCCGAATATGCGAGGCCTGCGGAACTTCACCGGGGTGGGCGTTACCTCCCTGGGCACTAATGGCGCTTCCCTGGCCCTCGATAACCTCGCGGATGCCGTGGGTCGCCTGGAGCAGAATAACGGAGACCTCGGGGGCGCGGCCTGGTTCATGTCCGGCCGTTCCTGGGCTTCCATCCGGAAGGCCAAGGATTCGCAGCAGCGTTACCAGGTTTCTCCCGACCCCACCAAGGACGGAGAGCGGAAGCTCTTCGGCATTCCGGTGCATGTCAGTAACCAGATCTCCAACGCTGAGACAGTCGGTACTTCCAACGACTGTTCTTGGATTAGCCTGGTCGATATGGGTCAGGTTGTTGTCGGCCGTCGCCGGGAAATCCAGGTGGTGTATTCGGCGGATGCCTACTACGACACTGACTCGACGGGAATTCGCACGACTTCCCGTTGGGACATTGCTCCGCTTGACCCGAAGGGTGTGGAGCTGATTACGGGCGTTCGCCCGTAATCCTTTGGCTGATTGACTCAGGCAGAAAGAAGACCCCCGCTTCGGCGGGGGTCCTTTTGCGTTGTGATGCCGCGGCTAAGGCAGTCGATAGAGAAAGCCCCACCAGCACGGGGGCACTGGTGGGGCCATACCGGCACGCTAGGTGAGAGGAGACTCGCCGTCCCTAACATGCCGGGGCCTTTACTCGATCCGCTCGACCAGGGCGAATGATGTGAAGATGCGCCGAAACCCTTTGTGTCCGCTCCGTCCGGCGTGGCTCATACACTCCACATCGACCGCTGCGCCGTCCGTCGATGGCGTCGCCGTCCACTTGCAGTGAAGGCACTCGGCTTCAAAAGTCACGTCAGTGTCCGGGTGCTGCGTGATCCGGTGCTCCACGTATCGCAGGACGGTGCGGCTACCCATCGCTGCCCGGCTCCCCGTGCTGCGCTGCCAGGTGCCGACGCAGGCACACATTCGCGTCCGTGGCCGCGCTGTAGTCGCCCACCGATCGGGCGTTCTGTCGACGTACCGCGAATCCAAGGCACGTCGAACAGCTCGACACGGGCGCAGGCTCCCGATCAAAGTGCGAGAGCGTAGTGCGCCTCTGTCTCCGTGCCGCCATTCGCAACCTCCCCGGCTTGGATCTCGCTGCGACCATCTTTGGGGCTCTAGCCCGGCGTCCCTACCCTCTTTCCTGTTGAGGCAAGAACTCGTCTCGGATGCTCTCGACGAGGGCGCGCATGTCGTCGTCGTAGAGCGCCACTTCGGCGAACCGCTCGAAGGTGTCGACGTACGTCTGTATGTCCCTGGGATCCCGTGTAGTGATCTCCGAATGGAACGTCTCGACGATCACCAATCGGTCATCGTGGATGCTGAAGCACGTCATCGGGAAGTCCGGCATCCGACCGGCAAGGGGCACCACCCCAACGGTCACGTTGGGGAGCCGGGACAGGGAGACAAGCCGATCGAGCTGCACCGCCATAATGGCTGGCGCGCAGACAAGCCACCGTAGGACGTGCTCACAGATCACGAAGTAGAACGACCGGCCGTCGTCGTAGAGCGTCGCCTGCCGCTCCATCCTCGCCGCCACCGTCCGAGCCCTGGTCTCGTCCGGCAAGGGTGGGGGTAGGGAGAACACTGCCGTGGCGTATTCCGGGGTCTGGAGAAGTCCGGGGATGAGTTGCCCCTGAAACAGCCTGAGAACGGCTGTGTTGGACTCGATGGCCTTGATTGTGTTCTGGTGCTTCCACGGGCCCATACGGCGTAGCAGACGCCACGCAGTGGCTTCGGTGACCTCAGCTCGGGCGGTGGCAAGGAACTGTTCCTTCACCGCCTCCGAGACGCCGAGTGCGGACAGGATCAGGTCGACGTCTTGCACGGTGGGCAGGGTCCGGCAGTTCTCGACCTTCGAGAGTTTCCCGGCGGACATGGAAGCCCTGCGGGCCACCGCGTCACCGGTCAGTCCCGATGCTTCGCGCAGTGCCCGCAGGGCCTTTCCGATTGAGTCCTTGCTCAGTGATGCCGCTCCCAGTAGGCCGCGAACGGCACGGCACGGGTGAGTGCCAAGTCGCGGTAACCCTGGTACTCCGCCAACCGTTCGGCAGGCAGCAACTCACCGCCGATGAATGCCCCCTCGGGGGTGTAGTGCATGCGGTAGACCTCCCGGTCATCCAGCAACCAGAAGTCATGGTCAGGCAGACCCGTCACGGTCTGCCCTGCAAGGTCGATGATCCCGATGGACTCCCCGGCCTTGATGTTGCCGGGGTACGCCGACAGCTCATAGCGCAGGTAGTCAGTGAGCGGGGACCGTAGGACATGAACGCGGGACACGCTCTTGCCCTTGTCGGTCATCGAGCGCACCCAAGGGTTATCGGCCCACTCCGGGCCCATGTCCTCACCCGCGAGGAATCGCGCGATCTCGTCCCGCTCCTCTTCCACGTCGTACACGTCCAGCGTCTCCAGCCGAAACGCCGTCCGCTCGAACGTCTCGAAGAGCCTGCCGAACTCCTCACCGATGAGCACTGAAGTACTCCTCCAGGACCGCGGCAGGAACCATCACGACCGTTTCCCCTTCGGGCAACTTGAGCTGTGCCAGTCGTTCGGGGTCCGTGACGGTGTACCCCTGCACCACGTAGTTCTGCCCATCCTCCGTGCCCCACAGGGTCGGACATGTGCCGTTCTTGCAGTCCGGATCGCCTGACAGCTTCCGCAGCATCCTTGCCCCCTCTATCGGCCTACGCCTGTCGAGTTCGATGCTCCCGATCCGATCATGGCAGGGTCAAGGACCGATCCTTTCCAAAACAGGAAAGTCCCATGCGATGAGAGGCGAGAGCCCCCGCTCGATGCAGCGTTTACACGCCGTCCGTCGATCGGGGGCGTGTGTTACGGCGTCATACGCCGCGTGTGACCAGTCGCCACAACGGTCGTACCGGGCTGGAGCTTCAACCAGTGGGCATAAAGGTCCAGCGCGCGGGTCACCGCTTCGGTCGTAGTCGCCGCGTTAGACGTACGCATGATGTCCGACAGGGCGGCGTCAATCGCGGGCGTCCTACGGACCGACAGGGCGCGTCTTGCTTGCTGGGGCACAACTCTCCTCGGAGGCTCGGTAGAAGGGGCTCAGGCGCGCATGAGGGCGCGCAGCTCGGCGGCGCGAGCCGCAACGTTCGGCATCTCGGGGAAGTCGACGTGGTCGGTGATCTCGCCCGTGGTGCAGTCGATCTCGAAGACGGCCGGAGCGGCGCCAAGGGCGCACTCGGCGCAGATGCCCGAGTCCTGGCCAGCGGGCAGGAGGTTGCCGCAGGTGCACTCGGCGTACGCCTTCCACTGCCGCTTACGTTCGGGCCGCTTGCGGTCGAGACGGTCCGCGATCAGATGGCCGGCCGAGTAGACCTTGGCGGGAAGCCCCTGGGTCACCGCGTCCGTGATGGCGCCGATGGTGGCGCCACGGTCAAGCCAGTCAGCGACGGACGGGGTGAGCTTGGCTATCTGCCGATCGTTGAGCTTCAGGCGACTATCGATCGCAGCGAAGCGGCGCAGGATGCGAGCAGCCTCGGCCGCCTGTGGGCCGTTGTCGGCCTTCCGGTGGCCGTTGTCGGTCTTCTGCTCGTTAGAGCCCTCCCTCGACGCCTGGGGCGCCGTCTGCGGCTCGGAGGGAGGGTTGGGAGGGTTCTTGTCCCCGTTCTTTGAAAGATCCTTTTCCCCGTTAGGGGACGTGCCCGCGTTCCTGGTGGCCGTAGGACCGGTGACCGGACGGGCGGGAACCGGAGAGGCAGGCTGGTTCGGCAGCTCGTACACGTCCACGGTGGAGACGATCTGGTTCGTCTCACGGTCGCGGCTGGTCTTGGTCACCCAGTAGCCGAACTCACGGAGTTCCTTGACGGCCTTGGCGACCGCAGACCGCCCCTGCGGGAAGTTGTCAGAGAGGGTGCGGACGTTGGTCCGGTGCCCGTCGGGCAGGGACAGCACCAGGGCGAGGATGCCGCGGGCCGTGTGGCTGATGCGCGGGTCCTGGATCGCCTTGTTGGCGATGATCACGAACTCCCGTTCGTGCTTCGGGATATGATGAATCTGCACTGAAGACTCAACCTCTTCGGTGTCGGACCCCCGGACGTTGGAGCGTCGCGGGGGTCATTGCTGTCTTTGAGACTTCCTCGTTCGGGCCAACCGTCGAACGGTTGAACCTCGAAGAAGATACCATCCCGCCCATGGCTAGTACACGTACGCCCGCGAAGCGGGTCCTGGCGGTCATACGACTGTCCAACGAGACGGACGAGACCACGTCCCCCGACCGGCAGAGAGCCCTGATTGCGAACTGGGCAGAGGCGAACGGTCACGTCCTGGCGGGCGAAGCCGAAGACCTAGACATCTCGGGAGGCATGCGCCCCTTCGAGCGGCCGAGCCTCGGCGAGTGGTTGAAAACCCCCGACCGGTACGACGTGCTGGCTTGTTGGAAGTTGGACCGCCTGACCCGGCGCTCTAGTCACTTCGCCGAGATGTTGGCTTGGTGTCAGGAGCGCGGGAAGACGATTGTCTCGGTAACCGAGGGCTTCGACATCTCCACTTCCATGGGGAAGATGTTCGCTCAGATCATCGCGGCGTTCGCCGAAGGTGAGCTTGACGTGATCACCGAACGGGTGCGCGCATCTCACGAAAAGCTTCGGCGCGACGGCCGTTACGCGGGTGCACCCACGCCTTTCGGATACGTGGCTGACAGCCTTCCCACCGGGGGTAAGACTCTGGTGCAAGACGTTGAATACGCGGAAATCCTTCGACAGATAGTCAAGGACGTCACCGAAGGCGTGTCGACGCACGAAATCGCTCGCAGGTTCAATGCGCAGGACCTGATGACTTGGGGGGATCGTAGGGATGTCCTACGGGGAAAACCTTCCATTGATCGGCAGCGTTGGACTGCCGATGTTATTCAGCAGGTCGTCAAGAATCCGGCGGTTGCCGGATATAAGACTCAACGAAATAAAACGGAAGTTGGGCGCTATCAAAGGGCTCACACCATCATTACGGATGATGATGGAAATCCTGTCATGGCGACACGGGAACCGATCGTAACTCCTGCCGAATGGCAAGCCGCCGTCAAGTCCCTGTCTTCTCGGGCCGCTAAAGGTGAGCGCATGGCGCGCTCTGAATCGATGCTCCAAGGCGTTCTGAAGTGCGGCGACTGTAAATACAACGTGTATCAACACCGTTCCCGTCACACGGTGGGCGGCGAAGTGAAGATCTACGCCTATTACGCGTGCCAGTCGAAGCGCAAAGAGCGGGAATGCGAAGCTCCGATTCGCATTCCCGTAGAGCGCGCAGAGGAAGACGCGGTATCCGCGCTTCTCGCCCTACTCGGCGATGCGGAAGTTACTCGCGCCGAGTACGACCCCGGAGAGGACTACTCGGCCCAACTAGCCGAGGCTCGGGGAATCC